AAATTCAGTAAATGTATTGCCTAACATTGTGGCGTAATTTTCGTAATTTTGTTTTGCATTGTCAATATCTTTTTTATCTAAACCTAAATTTTTTAATTTTTCTTTAAGACCTTCGATATGTTTAGTAGTTTCTTGTGTAATACCAAATGAAAGAATTTTAGTCTTCCCTATTCTTTGATCATATCCATCCCAACCTTTTTTCATTGTTTCTTGCACGTCAGTATTTTGTTTTTTCAGACGCTCAGTTACTTCTTTATAGGTTTCTCCAGTTTTCTTTGTCGCATCTTGAATTTGTTTTTGTGAACCTGATGCATCTTTTGCTCCACTAGTTATCGTTTTATACCAATCTTCATATTTACCTTTAGTTTGATTGACAGCTGTTTTATGATTTTCATCATCTTTATGTAATTCTTTATAAATTAAATATCCTACTCCTGCAGATGCACCTACAATTGCTCCAAAAGCTAATCCATATGGATTACTTAATAATGGTGCCAATGCGCCAACTTTTTTAGCCATTGAACCTATTTTACTCACGCCAGTTGTTGCTTTCCCTGCACCTTTAGTGATTTTAGCAGTACTAGAAGTCAGCTTTCCAAAACCTTGTGCAAGACTACCAACACCTCGAACCACACCACCAATACTTCTAAGTATGCCTCCAAATCCTAAAGATAGAGGTCCTACTGCAGCCGCTAATGCTGCAATTTTAACAATCGTATCTTTTGTTTTACCATCTAGATCACCAAATTTATTCGCTAATTCTGTAGCTTTATTAATTAAAGGTATGATATGTGGTAGTACTTTAGCACCAATCGTTTCAGCCAATACTTTAAATGATTCTTTCATTTTATCGACATTTTTCGAAGCAGACTCGCCCATCTTTTTAGCTAATTCATCTTGATATTTAGATGCATCTTTTGTACTTGAAGATAAATCTTTAATAGATTTAGAACCGGCTTGAATGAGGGGGTTAATACCTTTCATTGCTTGTGTATTAAAAATTGTATTAAGCGCAGCATTTTTCTGTTCATCACTCATACCTGCAGTTGCTTTTTCAATGTCACTTAGTATGTCAGGGAATGCACGCATTTTACCGTTAGCATCAAAAGCAGAAACACCTAATTCTTTTAATCCTTTAGATTGTTCTTTAGTTGGTGTAGCTAAATTTTGAAGTGCATTCATCAAGTAGGTACCCGCTTCGCCACCCTCAATACCGCGGTTGGCCAAAATACCTAATGTTGATGCCATATCTTCAAGTGACTGATTATTATTTGCTGCCATAGGACCTACATTTTGCATTGCTTCACCTAAATCACTGAATCCGGCTGATGTTTTATTTGCTGCAAATGTTAATACTGATGTAACTCTATCCGTATTTGTTAACATTTGATTTGTGTCATCTACTTTCAAACCAAATTGCTCGAGCACATTTGAAGATACATTCATTACAGTATTAAAATCATCTCCAGATGCAACAGTAGCTTTTAAAATACTAGGCATTGCTCCTGAAACTTGATTAAAAGTAAAACCTTTCTTTATCAATTCATTCATACCATTACGTATAGATGCACCAGCCACACCATATTCTTTAGCCATATTTTGAGATGATTTCCCTAATTCCTCAACTTGAGATTTCAATTGACTAGCAGATTGCGAACCATCATCAAGTTGTACTTTCATCTGGTTCATTTGATTGTCAAAATCAATATATGCCTTTGTCGCATAACCGAAACCTGCAACGATTGGCGTCGTCACTCTTGTCGTCATAGTCTTGCCTAAATTTGTCGCTTTATTTCCTGCATCATCAAATTTATTACCTACAGTTTTTAATTTTTCAGATACATCTGCAAAACGGCCACCCGCATTACGATATTCATCTATCATTTGACTTGCAGCATTTTTAGCTTTAATCATTTGTGTTTCTGTTCTAGCAATTGTTGCATTTAATTTATGAAGTTCTGCATTATTCAGTGATTCTTTTGAACGTAATTCAGCTAAAGCATTACTTAGTTCTGTAGTATCTCCCTTAGCAGTTTTCATTTTATTTTCTAACTTATTAATTTCACTAGCAAAAATACGAGATGATTCTGATAATTGTTTTTGCCTATCTTGCAATACATTTAATTTAGCTTGTGCTAGCTTTGCTGTATTTCCTAAATCTTTAATAGCTAAACCGTATTTTTTAGATGCTGATGCATTGTTACCTAATGCCACAACATTTCTTTTTGATTCTTCAGCCATTTGTCTCAATGCAGCAGTAGCACTTTTTAAATCAGCTTTATATTGCGCTGTGCCATCAGCTGTTAATTTAACACCTGCTCTTTTTAATTCTGGCATCTTATCATCCTCCTTTCTTTGAAAATAAAAAGGGCTATAAAATATCTATAGCACTTACTATAAAAATTCTACAGCCCTCACTTCCTTGTATTCTGAATTAGATTCTATATTGTCATTTTCTTGTTTTGCTTCCCTCAGATTTCTTTCAAATTCTTCAAATGATTCATCTGATAAGAAGACTCTTCCGACCAATTTATTTTTATATTGTTGTTCATTATGCTGGTTTATCAGCATATAAATAGTCGCTAAATCATACTCATATAAAAACTCTTCTTTTGTCATATGAAAGTATGTTTTTGCGCAATAAAAAAGAAAGTCCCAATTATGAATTATTGGTCTGACTTTCCCTCACTTTTGTTTTTTGCATCTTTTGTTTGATTATCATCAACATCGTATAATGCTGTTTGGAAATCAATAATAAATTGAGCTAGTTCAATCTCATTTGTATTCTCTAATACCTCTTCTAATGTTGTTTCAAATTTGTTTGCTTTAAGAATACATACAACAACTTTAGCAGTGGTAAGATTGTTTTCAGTTTCATACAAATTCGATAGATCGCCTTGCTTAATTCCAAAATCCTCTTCAAGATATAACCAAAATGCAGTGTTAACGTTATATGATGTTTTTGTTCCAGTAATACTAGATTCAAATGTTTTTAGTTTTGTTTTAAAGATACTCATGTATTTAACTCCTTACGTTCCAAGTTATTAAGAAACTCTATTTGTTGATGTTGTCGTTGATGCAGATGTTGTTGATGAGGTATCAGTATTTTTATTCAATTCTGTTAAACTTGCTTTGTTATAGAATCCTTTTTCTAACAACTTACGTTCATCTAATGTTTTGTTTTTACGTAAATCAGCTTTGTAATAGATGTTAGACTCTTCTTCTTTTCCTGTTGCTAATGGCATAGCAATAATGTCAAATTGTTGCATTTGTTCTTTTTTGTCTTCAGCTTGAGATTCAACGTTTAAATCGGTAGGTTGAATTTGACATTTAGGGAAGTTAATAATAATTTTTTCGCCATTTTCATCAATCATTGGAAATGCGAAGCGGAAGTATTTTTTAGTGCCTTTACCGCCCATACCATATACACCATCAGCTAACTTTGTTGCTCCTGATACTTCTTCTTCAAATCCATCAGGTAAATATCCTGCGTCCAACGTAATTGTCGCTTTAGATGCTTTTCCTAAAACACTATGTAACGCACTAGATAAATAAATGTCTTTAGATTTATATTCAAGTTTTGTTTTCAACTTATCTAATGAGGGAACCTCAAAAACTCTACTATCATACACTGGTGCAGTTGTTGGTGTTTCTTCAGTTGTCATAATTTGAAAAAACCCATTTCCAATACCAGTTAATAATGCTTTCTTTTCAAAAGTTGTAGTCATAATTATCATTCTCCTTCTACAAATTTTTTAATGTTATTTTCAAATTTTTCTTTGCCTCTATCAAATGCCGGCCTTAAATGCGGTTTAGGTGGAATATATGTTGTACCTTTTTTATATTTTCTTTTACGCTTACCTTTACTGCTACGTGAAGAATATCGTTTACCACTCTTTCTTCCTGTTGCATGAAATCCAAATTCATGAAAATAAAGATGGAAATTTGGACGATTCATCCATCCAATTTCAACACCGTTACTTACTTTTTCTATTTCAATACCTGACACACCTTTACCACTTTTATGCAATCCTAATCCAGTAGCAATATTCCGTGCGTCATCTCGAATTTCTATAGCTTCTTCATATATTTTCTTTTGAATTGAATCTACTCTAGTAGACAAACGTTCTAAATCTATAATTGCATCTTCAAAACCAAATGTATTACTCATTAAATACA